TGATAGAAGAGATGTATTCTAAATTTTGGGATCAGAGTCTATTTTTAAAAATGCGATCACTTTTAGTAGGTTTAAAGTCAAAAATTTTAGATCCCACAAAGAAAATTTTAATGAAAGCTCTATTATGGATTAAAGAGCATTATATTATTATATCTTCTTTGATAGTTTTTATATCTATGGCTATTGGATATAAAAATAGTTGGTTGTCAAGTAAAAATAAAAGTGTTGATTCTAGTTCTAATAATAGAATTTTTGTTCCAATTAAGAATAAAATTCAATCTGGTACAGAGATGCAATCTGTTACTTTAGGTAAAGCGAATAGGTCAAATCCCGCTCGTCGAACAACTCGACCAACATGTAAACTTGTTCATCAAAGTTTTTTTGATTATGATAGTAATGCTAGTAATATTTGTATGAAAGTTATTAAAAAGAATACATATAAATTTGAGGCTACAAATAAGAAAGGTATTTGGATTAAAATGGGATACGTTACCTTTATTAAAGATAGATATGCCATAATGCCCTTTCATTTTTATAAACAGTTAGAATTTGGCATTGATTCCTGTTCTAGTTATTTGGACAATGGCAAGGTAAGATTGTCTAAATTGTATGGTGATAAAGAAGGTAATGAAGTAGTCCATATTGTTCCTTTAAAAGATTTTATGTCTTTTTTGTATTTTCATGACGATTCATTGAATGATGACATTATGATGATGAAAGTTGATCAAAGATTTCAAGTTCATTGTAATATTTTAGACAATATAGCTTGTGCAGCACATCATGATAAAGTTGGTGCACATGATTTCCAAATGGCTATAATGGTTCCTCATACTGAAGGTGTTGAAGAAATACAAACAATGAGTGCTCGAAGAATTAAAGGTAATATACAGATACCTTTGGAGAAAGAGTATACACAGTTAAATTGTGGATACTTTTATACTAATGTAGCTACTGGACAAGGAGATTGTGGCGCTTTCATGTATGGACTTTTTAAAAATAGTGCTATGCCACCTATTATGGGTTTCCATGTTGCAGGAAATCCATCTTTGGGAACTGGGTTTTCTACAGTTCTTATGCGTGAGAAGTTGATTAATTATATGGATAATATAGTTATAATGGAAAATAAAAATATGGAGTTCCAATCGGGTTTTGTAAAAAGGGACTTGGTATGTAATTTTGGTACTTCAACGACTAAATTAGCTGAACCATTTGTTGCTATGATGTATCCCCGAGTCAGTGTTAATAATTTTGTGTCCAGTTCAATAGTTCATTCAGATTATTATGGACACTGGGGCAAAGCCAAAACTAAACCTGCTAATTTGAATGGTGGGTATGTTGAGGGTAAGTTTATTGACCCATATGTATTGGCTTTGGCTAAATATGGTAAAGCGCGTCCTTTCGATTATGGTGATACTATAAAAATAGCTGCTATTGATTATATGCAGTGGTTATTTTCGATAAGTGATGTTCAAGAATCGCGAGACATTATAACATTTGAAGATGCTATATTAGGTTATCCAGGAGATGATAGTTTCTCTCCAATTAGTCGTTCCACTAGTTGTGGATGGCCTTTTATTCATATGGCTAATTTTGGTGGCCCAGGAAAAGCAAGAGTTTTTGGAAAAGAAGTAACTTATAATTTAGCTACAGAAGGATGCGTTGAATTGTGTGATATGGTATCAACAATTATATCTAATGCAAAAGATGGAAATCGCCTTTTGCATGTATTTACAGATAATATGAAAGATGAACGTAGATCAATTGAGAAAGTCGATGCTTTTAAAACTCGTTTGTTCTGTGGTTGCCCTTTGGATCTATTGATAGCTTATCGTATGTATTTTGGAAATTTTTCGAGATGGTACTACAAAAATAGAATAAATAATGGATCTGCTATTGGAGTAAATCCATATAGTTATGAGTGGCAAGAGATAGCTTTCAAATTTCTTGAGAAAAATATCAAATTGGATACTATGGGTGCTGGAGATTATAGTGGATTTGACTGTTCTGGTCAGCCCACTATTTATGAAGAGATCCTAAAGATTATTAATCGTTGGTACGATGATGGTCCTGAGAATGCTCGTATTCGGAAAATTTTATGGAGAGAAGTTGTAAATTCGCGACATATTAGAGGCGATGTTATATATGAGTGGAGTATGAGTTTGCCCAGTGGTAATCCATTGACTGCTCTTATTAATTCAATGTATAACCATATATTGTTTGTTTGGACCTGGAATAGGGAATTTGCCAATAATAATGATTTATATAGGAAATTTTATGAATATGTTTATTTGATAGTTCTTGGTGATGATAATGTTTACAGTGTAGATCCTTGTATTGGAGATGCATTTTCTGAGAAAGTTGTTTCTGAAAATATGTCTGCTGGTGCTCATGAATATACTTCTGAAGATAAAGGTGAAGCTAAAGATAAGTTGAGACATTTGGATGAAGTCTCATTTTTGAAGCGAAAATGGGCTTATTGTGATGTTTTGCAAAGATTTGTTGCTCCTTTAGATCTCGATGTTGTTTTAGAAATTCCTTATTGGACTAGGAGAGATAGACGAATGAGGAAGACAATCCAATACAGTAACTTTCAGTTAGCTATAGATGAATTGTCTTTGCATGGTCCTGTGCAATTTGATCTTTATACTAATAAATTGTTGTCTGCAAAGTTGAAAGTGGACAATGTTTATCCAGAGAGGTTTGATTATATGACCTCTTTGAATTTTGTTACCAATTTGGAACAATTTTATTAGTGGCCATGTGGGCCTTAAACACCATGTACTTTTAGGTTACCGATATTGTTCCTAGAATCTGAGGTAAATGGGAATGGTATTAGGCGAAAGTGCATGTAGCTTGTCTATTTAGACTTACTGATCAATTTAGCTAGTCAGCAATCCTGATTAAAATAGATCATCCTCAGTAGACGGTATATGATAGGTGTAGTATATTGTCTATAATGGCACCTGCTGCAATTAATACAAATGTTGAAGGTTTATCCGTACCTGAAGATAATTCAAAACGTGATACGAAAACAAGTCCTGTTCCTGATTCATTTGGTGATGCAGGTTTAAATTTATCAGATGCAACAATGACGAAAGTAGAGGTTGAAGATGTATATAAAATTCCTAAGATTTTATATACAGGTGCTGGTAATTGTGTAACATCAGATATTTTAGATTATTTAGCCAGACCTTTTATTGCTGAAACTGGTACTTTGGCTTCTACTGATAGTAGAACCACTTTTAGTTGGGTTTCTCCTTTTAAAAATAAAATGGTTTCTACTAACACCACGTATTATTATCGTAAATTAGCAGGGTATCATATGATACGATGTACCCTTAATTTAAGGTTGCAAGTTAATGCTAATAAGTTTCAAAGTGGTCGATATATTTTAGCATGGCTTCCTACGGGAGGTGGTTCTTCACAAAATCAAATGATGGGAGAATATCAACAGATGCATGCTTATTCTTTATATCAAATTACACAATTACCTCATTGTGAAATAGATATTAATCGTGAAACAAGTACAGAAATATCTATTCCTTTTATGAATTGTTTCCAGGGTTATCCATTGATGAATTTATTGTCAAATAAAACCTGGAATGATGTAGGATATTATCGATTGATTCCTTATGTTCCACTTGGGTCTGCCTCAGGGAGTACAACGGCTGGTTATGTTATATGGATGTGGTTGACTGATGTTGAATTAAGTGGAGTAGCTTTTCCTGAAAGTGGATGGCGTTTTGAAAGTGGATCTTTGAGTGAAACAAATAAAGGAGAGCAAGGTCCTGTTGAGAGTACACTTAAGAAAGTTTCAAAGAGTGCGAATATTGTTAGTCGTATTCCTTTATTGAGTTCTTTTACGAAACCACTCTCTTGGGTAACTAATATTTTGGGCGATGCGGCTCATGTTTGGGGTTGGTCTTCACCAGTTACTCAAAAAGCAGTTGAGAGAGTTGTTTCTATGCCTATGGGGTATATGGCTTGTTCTAATGTTAATCGAGCATCATATCCATTATCTTTAAGTGTAGATAATGAGTTATCTACAGCTCCCGGTTTTGCAGGTAAAGATGTAGATGAATTATCTATATCTTATTTTGTTTCTATACCTACTTTTATATATGATGCTTCTTTTACAACTAGTAATGTAAAAGATGATGTCTTATTTAGTGCTATATTGTCTTTGCCTGCTTTTAAAACTACATTTACAGATGGTAGTATAACAACCACATGTTTTTCTACGGTTACCTTTGCCGCTGCTCATTTTGATTATTGGCGAGGTTCACTTAAATTTAAATTTAAAATAGTTAAGACAGAATTTCATACTGGTAGATTGATGTTAATTGTTGCTTATGATCATTCACGTTTAGGTCTAACTCCCACAGCTACTGTTGGTACTTCGCAATATGGTCTTAGGACCATTATAGATATACGGGAACAAACTGAGTTCTGTTGTACAGTACCATTTATGGCATTGTCCAACTGGGCGAGGTACGTTGACAAGATAGGTGATATAAAATTGGTTGTTTTGGATCCTTTAGTAGCTCCTGCTACTGTTACTAGTTCAATTGACATTTTGGTTGAGATAGCTGGAGGCGATGATTTTGAAGTGGCGTATCCTACAATAGCGACTGGATATCCTATAACACCTGTTTGTGGATATCAATATCAGTCTGGTGATTTGAATGGTAATGAAGATTTATTGAGTGATGATTATTTAGGAGGTGTTAAACCTGTGTCTCACCCTACGATTGATGCGGAATATTGTATGGGAGAGAAAATATTATCATTACGTTCTTTATTTAAAAGGTTTTGTTATTGGTGTACTAGCGGAACTACGAGTTGTGACACCCATACATTGCGTCCATATGAATTTGATATGGCATACAATGCAGATGGTTCTCATTATTATACATTTTCACACCCTGCCGATATATTAACTCGGTTCGCTAGTTGTTATGCAATGGTACGAGGTGGGATTCGTATCAGAGCTGTCATGCAAACACCTACAATGTTAAATTGGATGGCTTATTTAGGCTCTGGGTATCCTGGATCTGCCGTTGGACCTATAGCTCTGTCCAGCGGGATTAGTTTTACCAGTGCTTGCATTAATAGCCAAGTTCGAGGTGTTAGCTTGGTTAGATCCGATCTTAGTGGATTGGATGTTCAAATTCCATATTATTATGAGGCTCATTCTATGCCGGTTGTAACTAACTTGGCAGCATCTACGGGTAATTTGTATGATGCAACTACTCAACAAAATGAGCTTAATTTAGTAGTTAACTTTCCAAGTGCTACTACAACACCAGTTTATTATTTTCGTTCAGCCGCGGACGATTTTAATTTGGGATGCTTTGTAAGCATTCCGCCCATGATTGTGGGCACCACTTAGGTTCTCACATGATACATTAGGTCAGTGGAGTTTTTCTCTGGTTTCGAAACTGACAAGTTACTTCCCCTTCCAGGGAGGCTTTACGGCCTATTGGGGGAGTAGCGGCTCATATAAATGAATGTATTGAAGCTGAAAGAAGTATACTCAAGTTCAGAGTAGCGTTTGAGTGTTTTGAGTAAATTATTCGTTTAAAATTTCTAAGGTTACATTCTTACTATTTGAAAAGGGGTG